GCCATCTGGTGCAATCCTTGTTATTCTTTAATTATGGCTTTAAACATTAACGGCACTACTGGTATTTCTGGGGTTGAGGGGTCTGTTTCGGCTCCAGTTTTAACTGGGACTGATTCAAATTGCGGTATAAGTTTTCCCTCTGCTGACACTATCAAGTTTTCAACTGGTGGTGTTGAAAGAATGTCAATCACAAATAGTGGTGTTACTGGTACTGGAATAATAAGTCAAGGCGGTAAAGTTTTACAGATGGTTGGAAATAGATATTCAACTGCCCTAACAGGAACAAGTAGTTCATATTTTGATACAGGACTTACACAAACCATAACTTTACTTGGAACAAACTCAAAAGTAGTTGCTTGGTTTCATCAGCCGTACGATACTGCAAGAAATGACCCCATTGTTGGTGCTAGATTTCAAGTATCAAGAACAATAGATGGTGGTAGCGAAAATACTTTTGAGGGACAAACAGAAAATACTGGTGCTTATTTAGGAAATAATGGCGGTGGAAATCATATAAGATATTACGATACATTCAGTATGACTTTGTATGATGATTTATTAGGAAATCAATCTGCTGGAACAGTTCTTGTATATAAAATGCAAACAAGAACAGAAAATAGTAGTGCAAGTGCAGATGTAAGATTATTTAGAAATGGTAGGCATGGTTTTATTACAGTTATGGAGTTTGCAGCATGATTGATATTGCAGATGCAATTATTTCTTTGAAACCTAAAGCACAATGGAAACTTGTTGGTGAAACATATTCAGGTTTGGAATGGTTAGATAGTAGTCAGACAAAACCTACTGAATCTGAAATAAATGCAGAAATAACAAGACTTACAAATGCAGAACCTATGAAATTATTAAGATTTGAAAGAGATGCAAGATTAGCAGCTTGTGATTGGAGAGCAAGTTCTGATTTGACTTTATCTACAGCATGGAAAACATATCGTCAAAGTTTGCGTGATTTACCAGCAAGTGCTGACCCTAAACTCGATTCTGATGGTAACTTAGATATGAGTTCTGTTTCCTTTCCTACGGAGCCTAGCTAATTATGAGTGCCAAAATAAAGTTAAACGCAGCATCAGGTGGTGGGTCTTTCAGCTTACAAGCACCATCTTCTTCAGCTAACACAAGGGTAATGACCTTACCTGACACAGCAGATGGAACGATATTAACAACAACAAACCCAAGATCAGGAAATACTGTTCAAACAGTTACAGCTAATTCACATACTAGACTTGATACTACTTCTACCTCATACGTTGCTAGTTCTCACTCTATAACTATTACACCAATATTTGCAAACAGCAAAATTCTCGTGAATTTTACTTTGCTCTTCAATACAGGAGGAACTAATCATCGTGGATTTTTAGATGTATATAGAAGTATCAATGGGGGAACATTTGCGGGTATTGCACCAGTAGGGTCAAATGAGACTATTGGAGCAAGCAATGGTAGTGGATTTTTTAGTCAAATTAGAGGAGATAGCAGTCGTATTCAAGTTCCAACTCATATACATTATCTTGATACCCCTAGTTACTCACTTGGTAATGCAATAATTTACAAATTATATGCTAGAAGTAATAACTCAGGTCAAACCATAGAAATACCATCAGGTAGTAATGCAGAACCAGTTGTAATGATGTTAACGGAGATAGCAGCATGATATATACCAAAGGAAGAGCATTGAATTCTTTAAAACCAAATGCTCAATGGGCTTGGAATGGTGATGAATATTCTGGCTTGACATGGTTAGATTCTGGTACACCACCAACTGAATCTGAGATAGATGCTGAAGTTACAAGATTAAATAATGCAGAACCAATGAGATTATTAAGAATAGAAAGAAATGGGAGACTATCTTCCTGTGATTGGACACAGTCAAGAGACATAACTTTATCAAATGATGATGCTTGGAAAACTTATAGACAAGCTCTAAGAGATTTACCAGCTAGTGCATCGCCTACTCTTGATTCAAATGGTAACCTAGATATGTCATCTGTTACTTTTCCTACTGAGCCTAGTTAATTATGTCAGAGATCAAAGTAAATTCGATAAAAGGGGTAGGAGCATCGGTAGCTGCCTTAAGTATTAATAATTCTGATGGAACGTGTACTGCCAATATTACTAATAACCTAAGTAATAAAAACAAGATAATAAATGGCTCGATGATTTGTAGTCAGAGAGGAAGCAGTTTTACTTCTGACGGCTTCACTTTAGATAGATTTGAAAGACAAGAAAATACTGATGGTGCATATACAGTTACACAATCCACAACTTCTCCTGATGGTTTTGCCAACAGTTTAAAAGTAGATGTGACAACTGCCGATACGAGTTTATCCGCTGGACAGTATGCAAATCTTAAATATAAGATTGAAGCACAAGATTTACAGGATTTAGCATTTGGAACAAGTGCAGCTAAAACAGTTGTATTGTCATTTTATGTAAGATCAAATAAAACTGGTAATTACGCTTTTGCTATTCAACAAAGTGATAACAGTTTTAAACTTGCAAGTTTTCAATATACAATTAATTCTGCCGATACTTGGGAAAGAAAAACAATAGTTATTGCAGGTGATACTTCTGGTGTTATTAATAATGATAATGGTGATGGTTTTATACTTTTATGGGCTTTTGCTGCGGGTTCTAACTATACAACTGGCACACTAAGATCAACATTTACAGCAAGAGTCGCTGCCGATCAATATGTTGGTCAAGGAGTAAATTTATTAGATTCGACTTCAAACGAATGGTATATAACAGGAGTTCAATTAGAAGTAGATCAAACTGGGTCAGGCGTGGCAACAGATTTTGAGCATAGGTCATTTGCACAGGAGCTTGCTTTATGTCAGAGGTATTGTTATGCAGTTCCTGTAGGTTCTACTGGACATAACTATCATGCAATAATGAATGGATTTTATGTAAATTCAAGTTTATTTATTGGTCTTTTAAATTTACCTACAGTTATGAGAGGTTCTCCATCCTTAACAACATCTGGGTCTTTTCAAACGGCTGGAACTGCTAGTATTAGCGTTGGTTCTTTTACACTTAATGATGTTGATTTTGATAATGTACATTCAATTCAATTTAGATGTACTGGCTCAGGAGCTACAGCAGGACAGGGAGCAAATTTTAGAAATGATGCTAGTAAGAAACGGTAAAAAAAGTGAATGATCAATTAGATAAAACAGTATTAATTGGTTATTATGTAACAAATTCACAAAATGATGAAGTTTCGTTTGTACCTAACTCATCAAATAATTCAGACTTTCAAGCAATTCAAGAATGGATAGCAGAGGGAAATACACCTGAAGCTGCTGACTAATTAACCTTTTCTTGCATTTGTCTTGTTATTATCCCACCCAAAATATACAAAGGCCCAAGAGTGGGAATAATTAAAAGCATTGATATAATTAAAGTGTGAGAAATCGCTTTCAGTATTGCCTCTTTAACCATGTTTGCTCGTATTTGTCAGATAGCTTCATTGTTGTCTCTTTTTCTAACCTTGTCAATGTTGGGAGGGTCATACTACGCTTACCGCTTTGTTACCAGTGAACAGTTCAAGGCAAGAGTTATGAATGAAGTTCTGGACAATGTGCAAGGCATTATGCCAAAAGTTTTAGATAGTGCTTTACCAGAAATGACAGGCCCGACAGTTCCAGAATACATACAGCCCAAAAAATAATGGAGATACCAGAAATAGGTATCAGAAAAATAGATGTTCCAGAGGTCTATATTCCTGAGATATACAAGCCTGACCCTGTATTGCCTGTAATAACAAATCTTGAAATAGATGTTGTAGGTTGTACTTATCAGCACAGAGATATTAAAAACACTGGTAATACACAGCTTTTGCTTGATGACCCAAACGGAGTTTTTCTGACCTGTGGTGAATCTTTGTTTCCTAGTTTTTATCCTATTGACTACAGACCAGATCAGTTGGTAATTACTGAAGATTTACCAATAACAAATGATGTCCCACCCATGCCAGAGTCAGATATTCCAGAGACAAAAACACCAGAAAAGAAAAAAGAAGAGCTTGTAATCCCAGAGTGTCCAAGTAGAAAAGATCAAAAAGTAGGAGATTACAGAAATGCAAAACGCATTGAAAGAGTAATAGGACATAAGTTATCCTCAGACAAAACAGAGTGCATTACGCTTTATGAGGACGTACCATTTCGAGAGACTTTTGTGGGTACAAATGAGGTGCTTGTTTCTACTCTTGCTATTGGTGTGGTCGCTGGTAGTTCTGCGGCTCTTGTCCCTCTGATACAAGGGGCTGCGAAGGCTGCTATAAAAAATATAAGCAAGCGTTTTTCTAAAAAAAAGAAGGTATAAACATAAGCAAAGGATTTTACAAGCCCTTTACAGGCGATTTAAATGGCCTATTTTTTTTTGATTTTGTGAGTATGAGGCAAAACTTGGTTTGGTAAGGGTATAAGCTTTACATCTTTACAAGTGACAGCGTGTTCACCTGTCAGAACTACTCCGAGTTTAGCTTGTTTACCACATACCTCTAATCTATATAAGGCCATTTCTAATTTTGTTTTTTTGATAAGTAACTCTTGAGCCTCAATATTTACAGCCGCAGCTTTTTTACATAGCTCCCCACCATTACCCAAAGGAATATTGAATTGCATAGATATTCCATAATTTAAGTTGTAATTATCTTTCTCAAATCTTGGGGTTTCTTGGATATATTTTATTGCCCCTGTGTCCTCGTCATAGATGTTTTGTTTGGTAACTGTCTCTATTGGCCTGTTAAAGCTCCATGCGTCTGTTAAATATGGAGTTATGGTTAAACTGGGCGAGGTGCAAACAATTCCTTGACTGTAGCGATTCTGGGGCAAGCTGGAAGGAGTTATCATTGTGGCATTATTATTAACTACCCCTTGAGCATTGCTACTGGGCGAGGCAACTGTTGTATTTGCTAAAACTTTTGCAGGGCTAAGAAATAAAATTATTGCCCAAAGACAGAGGTTGTTTCTGTGGTTGTAGTTGTTGTTATTGTTCGATTTATATGGGTTATTGTGTCGATTCCGCTTCCTTGTAATGATTCTATTAGTGAAAAGCTTTCTCCAGCGTTTTTGATTTTCCATCTTGGGACTGCCTCTAAGTTTGGAGAAGTCCAACTAAAATTAACCCCTTGAAGTGTTTGGGTTGTTTCAGTAACAACGTCAGCATTGATATATCCGTTGAGATCAGCCGACTCAATGTTATGACCACTTGCGGAATAAGAATAGCCATTATTCCACTGATAGCTTGAAATTTGCTCATTAATTACAGATTGCGAAGTAGAACTCTGAGTACTAGAACCGCTACGGAACTGGGGAACCACAGGTGTAGCAAGGGTTCTTAGAGGTAGTAGTAATATTAATAATAACCAAAATCTAGTCAATTTCAATCTGAACAGTAGTTGAGGCAATGCAGCTAGTACCAGAACCGCCAGCAGTACAAGTATGAATACCAGAGGATAAAGAAGTAAGAGCTAAGTTTCCAGCAGTACCACCAGAGATAACAGTTGTTTGTCCACCTAATACTGGAAGAGTTGCTATCCCGCTTGATGGAGTGATTGCTGATTGTGTTACGTCCCCAGCCTGATAGCTTTCGCTGAGAGAAAAGGCAGATCCAGCAGTTGTAACCGATTTATTTGTATTAACTAAAGCTGGTACTCCATTACTTAAGCTACCAAGATTCAATCCACCTATCCCATTTGTCACCACACTGTCCCCTGTTCCTGTAGAAGTAGTAACATTATTTCCACTTATAGAGTATGAACTAGGTGCGGCATTTGTAATTACATAAGGAGAGTCAATAGAAATTTGTGCAGACGTTACATACTTGGCCGTTATATCTGCAAAGGCACTAGACGGAGAAAGAAAGATAATAAAAGGAATTAGCTTTTTCATTTGATTCCAACTTTAGTATTCTTATTATCCACTATAACTGGTTTTTTGCCGTTGCCATTTTTACCTTTTATAGAGATCCCATAAGCCGAAGCAATATTTCCTACAAGGCCAGCAGCAAAGGTGTCTAGCCTTATCTTTTCCATGTACCCCAAAGTCATCACTGATAAAGCCCAAACCAAAATTAAAAGTCTGATCCCATGACCAAAATAATCCCGACCCTCTTTTTCTTCCTCTTCCATAAAATTAAGGTTTCTTGTTTAATACTAGCAATTTAGCTAAATTAGAAAAAACGAACAAATTATGTCCAAATTTCTAATCAATCTATTTATCAGGTTCGGCAAGTCAGAATCTGTGCGTAAAGGTTTAATTTTGATGCTTAAATCGGCGGCTG